CGTGTGTGCGCAGCCACACCGTCCGGGCGATGTCTTGATTCTGCACCAACCACCGCACCCACGCCTCGCCGGCCACACCGTAGTTCCGCCGCAGTTCCTTGAGGGTCAAGCGCTCGCGCTCACTGAACTCCAACTCCTTGGTGGGCGTCCACTCCAGCATGCGCATCATCTCGCCGTGTGATGAGTGCTTGCGAGCCCCCGTCAGGATGTCGGTCATGTGGGTGTTGGAGGTCAGCGTACAGGTCAGCGCCCACGTGCTGTTGTTGATGCGCTCCTTGTTTGTGCCCGACTCCATGCGCTCCTTGCCCTGCCCCTCAGAGATGTCGAAGATGAACGCTGGGGCCCACTCGGTGTCGTTGCGCGTCTTGCTTGTAATCTCGTCGATCAGTAGCGGCATGCTGTTGAGCAGGCCGGCACGCTGCTGCATGGCAACCGGCGATGTACCCTTGCCCGTGCGGTAGCGTATCGGGTGCCCCCAGACGCCGGCCTTTAAGCTAAGCGTGAGGGACTTGCCCGTACCGGAGCCCGTTGAGCCGATGTGCCAGACAAAGCCCTCGTAGTCCGAGAACGACATGAGCGGCGAGCCGAAGCTGTCCAGACAGAGCGCCAGCATGGTGTCCATCTTCTTGTCAATCAGTAGCTGCCACGGTTTGCGCCAGCCCTCGATGGTGCCCTTGCTGTTGGTGCCACGGTTGATGTTCTCCAGCCCGGGCATGGGCACCGGAATCTCGGAGCCGTCGCGGCGGAACACCCGGTTGTTGTAGACGAAGGAGCGATCCTTCTGCCAGCCGAATTGAATAGGAACGTCCACCGCCTTGCGCAGCAGCGCGGACTCCTCGATGCAGGCCCGCACGTAGTTATAGAGGTGACCGTCCATGACAGCCCCCCGTGCAGCGTAGATGTTGTGTGATGCGAGACATTTGATTAACTCCTCTTTTGATACTGCCGCTTTGCTCGGCATGATGACGGGGGTGTACTCGGTCAGCTTGGACTCGCCAGTCTGGCCTATCTTTTTGATTGCCATCAGGTGGGCATAGTGCTCCTTCTCATCCATACGCAGCATGTCAACGACAAACAGGTCATACGGCAGCACCGACACCTGTGTCTTGATCTCCACGCCCGTAGCGTCCTTCTCCTTGATGTCCACGAACACGCCGCCGTGCTCCCCATAGCTGAAGTTGCGCGGTGGGGTTGGGCGTGTGGCTTTCCGAGTGCGGACATTCTGGGGCGTTGAAGCCTCGTCTGACTCCTCGGTCAGGTCGTCCTGCAGGTACTCGGCGTCCATGTCCACCGTGGTGTCGATGCCGGCCTGCAGCGGAATCTCAATCTCCTTCTCCCGGTTGTCGGTGCGTACCTCCCGACCCAGCGCCAGAGCGTTGGTAATCTGGCCCCAGTGCGGACACTTAGGGCACACGCCCGGGTTCTCGCTGTCCATCTTGATGCATGGGTACGGCCCCTTGATCTCAGACAGCTTTTGGTGCATCCGGTCAATGGTGTACGGGTGTAGTGCGGTCAGCTTGGTGGAGTGCTCCAGCCCGTCTTCGCACACCTTAGTCCACGACAGCAGCCCACGCCACAGCGGCTCCATGCCGTCTTGCTCGGCGTTTTTCATGTAGAACTCAAGCTGCCCGCAGCCCATACTCTTCTCAGACTTCAGCCAGATGGGCTCGAAGCGCGTGACGCTGTTGCTCATCATGGCCTCCGCAGCGGCAGAACGCTTGGCGTTTGCTTTGGTTGGCCGGGTTCCGGGCAGGTTTACACTGGTTGCTACGAACGCATTGCTGGCCGGCGCGAACGCCTCCGTCAACAACCCCCGGATCGTGGCACCGAAGCGCTTCAGATCAATCGGCCCGCTGCCCTGCGCAAGGAACTGCACCGGGCGGGGCTCGGGATACTTCTTCTTGAAGTTGAATGTGTTGGGTATGCGCAGCACCCGCGCTGCGTCGGCAGTGACCGTCTGGTCTATATCTAGACCCTCCTGTTTGCAAAGGCGTTTAAAGTTCTCCGCTATCGGCTTCCATGTCGCGATGTCCACGGGCGCGGTCAGCACCCAGTAGCAGTGCAGCCCCCCACCGGAGCCGACGATGTGCGGCGTGCCGAACTCGTCCAGTCCCGTCTTCTCCAGAAACCCAGACAGCGCCAGCACTGCAGCCTTCTTGGATGCGTAGCCGTCCATGTCGATGAATATGGCCTTGATGTAGGCCGCGTTGGTAGCCTTGCGACCCCCCACGTTGTCTTTGAATGTTGCCAGTGCAAAATAGATATCGCGCTTTCGTTCAAGCCAGCGCTTGATCGTGGGCTTAACCGCCGCGACACCGTCAATAAACACGTGCTCTTTTTTTGATGAGCTTAGTTCCGCCGCACAGTACCATCCGTGACCCGGAGACGGCAGAACATCCGCTAGAAACTCAAGCGGTTTCATTGCGTTCCTTGTGTTATTTCAGGTCGTCGAGCTTTTGCTCAAAGCGCTTGATCAACTCCGTAACCCAGTCGGGGGACAGGTGCGCTGGATCAGTCAGCCGTGCGTACCGCACAAGCTCTTCATCACTCAAGTTCTCAGGTCGAATTCCGTGCATATCTTCCCCCATGCTTCTTCAGCAGTCTTGGACGACTGCATACATTTAATGACACGCGTAACCGCAGGGCGGTACGCAACGAATACTTCGCCGCCTTTCATCCAGTTGTACACGGACTGGCGGGTAGCGCCTGTCGCCCGTGCGATCTTGGCAGCGGGCAAATCAAGGAACACAGCCCAGCGCCCGAGGCGGGTGCCAAGGGTCAGGGGCTGCGCCTTGATCAGCGCAATGAGGTGCGGTTGATAGGACATAGCAAAAGGGGCAGCATTGCGCTGCCCCTAGTCCTTACTCGTCGTCCCAGTCGCTGACCATACTCGCCAGCGCACCCTTGGCCGGGGCCGCGGGTTTCTTGGGGACTTCTTGGCGAACTGCCGGCTCATCAGGCTCGTCTTCTGCTACCGGTGCGGGAGCAGGCTTGGCCTTGGCCGCGGGCTTGGCCTTGGGGGGTGGGGGCGGTGGGGCCTCGTCTTCGTCTTCTTCCACCACAGGTGCGGGAGCAGCCTTGGTGCGTGTGGGGGGCTTGCCGGCCAACTCAAGGGGCTTCGACACGGCGTTGTCCATCTTCGCCACGGTCATCGTGACGGCCTTGAGCGCGTCCTCGGATTCCGCCTGCTCCATGATGAGGTCGTACTCAGGATCAGTCAGCCAGCGCTGCGCCTTGAAGAACAGCTTGGGGCTCTCCGACTTGGTATCGAACCGCATGCGGGTGACGACAGCCTCGGGGTTGATGTTCTGCGCAACCAACCAACGGGCGTACTCCTGCAACGGGCGGTTGTCCTCGACGGCCTTGCCGAAGATGGACGTAGCCGGCAGCGCCAACTGCATCACAGTACCGCTCATGTCGTCCTCGAGCACCACAGCCAGACGCTGCTGGTACCGGCACGCACGGCTCTGACCTTGTCCGGAGCCCGCGATGTTCTTGGGACACTCGGAGCATCGCGATGCCTGCTTGCTGGTGGACTCGTCGCTCGGCTTGTCGCCATCAGGTGACCAGCAGTCTGGGCCCGACACGTTATCGGAGTCGTAAGTCTTGGCGTAGAACACCCGCGCTACCTTGGGGGCAGCCTTGACCATCACAACATCCAGATGGCGCTCATCGATTGCGGACACCTCTTTGCCGTTGTTGACCAGACGGAACACACCGCCCTTGATGCTGATGCGAGCCCCGCCGCCACCGCCCCCAGCGAGTGACTTAGCCATAGCAGACAACTCGGCTTTGCGAGCGAAGGCCGGCACTTGGCCGGGGTTGAAGAGAGCTACATTACCCATTTGATTTTCCTTTGGTTACTTGGTTGGCTTGCGCACGCTGATTGCGTATTCGCTATTGCTGTTGAGACCCGGCGGCACGAGGGTCGGATTTTCCTGCAGGAAGGTAGCCATGTTGGTCTGCGCGATGCGCTTCTCCAACAGATCGAGGGCGTCATTCTCTTTCATGAACTCCTTGAACGCGTCCCAGTCTTGGGTCGAGTAGCGGGTCTTCGTTGAGAGGATGACGGTGCCCTCCGTCGTGTTGACGGACTTCACGCCAAGTGCCAGCATCTGGTCTTTCAAGGCGGTCTTAACCACTTCCTGCTGCGCCTTCAGCCCTTCAACTTCCGTCTCATAAACGGCGGTCAACTGCTGAATCTTTGTCTGCATCTTGCGATACACCCGGGCCAACTTATCCATCGGGATCGTGGCCGTTTCGTTGCTTTCTGTCATTTGTTTCTCCTGTTATTACCTGTCAGGTTTGTTAAACCTTTGACAATCATACACCTAGTTTTGCTTCATGAAGTGCTCCTTTCAATTATTTTTAATCTCTTGGTTGAACAGCCCGACAAGCAGCGCATGCTCACCGACCTTGCCCGCCATTGCCTTGAACATCCGTACCTCAATCGGGCTGCTCTGGATGTGCACGACGGTCACTTTATCAGAGTTTTGCCCCTTGCGGTCAGCCCGCGCAATGCACTGCAGGTACATCTCAACGCTCATCAACGGCCCGTAGAACACCACTGTGTCGGCAGCCGTCAGCGTGATCCCGTGCGCTGTGGCTTGGGGTTGCATGACCAGCACGCGCACGGCGTCGGTGTTCTGAAAGTCGTTGATGATCTGCCCCCGCTTGGTAGCGTTCACATCCCCGTGGATTTGTCCGGTGCTGATGCCGTTCTTGGTCAGGTGCGTGACGATGGTGCTGATGCTGGAGCGGAACATGGCAAAGATAATGACCTTCCGGTCAGTTTCCTCAAGAATCTCCATCAGCACCTTCATGCGCGGCGAGGCGTCGAACTCAACCGTTTCTTTGTCGTCTGTGTACGCAGCCCCCGCGGATATCTGCAGCAGCTTGCTGACGGCCACACCCGCATTGACCGCTGAGATCGTCTCGCCCGCTGTCTGGAACAGCATCTGTTCTTTGAGCAGCTTGTAGTACTTGGCCTGCTGCGGCGACATCGGCACATCCCGCGTGACGGTCACAACTGGCGGAAGATCAAGGCACTGCGCTTTGGTGAAGCGTATGGCCGGCTGCAGCACCTCGTGCACCAACTGCTTGGCCTCGGGCTTGGGGGCCCACTTGAACGCGGTGAGCTTGTTCATCACCTTGTCGCGCCATGCGGTAGCGAACTTTGGCACCCCTGACGGGTTGACCAGCTTGGCAAGACCGTACGCATCCACGGGCGTCTGTGAGGCCGGCGTGCCAGTCATCATCCACAGGTATGTGTGCGGGTGGATGATCTTAGCCAGAGACTTCCAGCGTTGTGTGCTGGGGTTCTTGTACGCGTTCGCCTCGTCAACGATGACCAGATCAAAGCGCCCGTCGTTGTTTACCTCCTCCGCGATCAGGTTGAGCCCCTCGTAGTTGGCGATCACCAACTCGTAGTCGCCTTGAACAAGCTCGACACGGCGCATAGCGCTGCTGTGGTGAGCCACCACCGTGCTGCGGTGCATCACGCTGTTGTTGATGTCGCCTACCCATGCCGCGTGCATGATCGACAGGGGGCACAGGATCAGAACCCTGCGCACCTCACCGCGCTTCATCAGGTAGTCCGCCGCCCACAGGGCGCTGAGCGTCTTGCCGGTGCCGGGTTCGTTGAAGCAGAAAGCCCGCCTGTGCAGCGTTAGGAATGACGCCGTCTCAATCTGATGCGCCATCGGGATGTAGCGCCCGGGCCAGTCGTACTTGCGTGAGATAGGCGACGGGGTGTTCTTGACTCCGAGGTTCTTGAGCACCCGCATCTCATCGAGCCCCCAGTACACCGCCACCGTGTAGCCACCGTTGCCATGATCCTCAACGATGCGGCTCTTGGGTATGACGGTGTACTTCCCCGGGTTGCGCGTGCGTATCAGCACCGCCTTGTTGTCGAGGATTTCCATTATGGGACAACCTGCCTTTTCAGACGGCGCTCGTGGCTGTTTACGCGTTGTCGCGCTCGCTCCAAAGACACGCCCATAAGTGCGCCTATCGCAGCAAACGTCAAACCTTCTTGACGCCTATCCCAAGCAAACGTGTCTTTCTCAACCCTAATTGCGCGGGCTCGTTGCGCTTTTGTTAGCTGTTCCATTACTTGCCGTTGTCCGCTTGGTTTTTCTTAGGGCTGCGCAGCCGGGTGTTGCCCGGTATTGACTTGCCGCCCGCACGCAGCGGCTTGATGTGGTCGATGTCTTTGCCGGCGCGGTCCACGCCTTGCTTGTCATAGATGCCGCGGGCCTTCTGGCGCTCGAGTTGGTCTTGCGTCTCGCCCGTTTTCTTCTGCAGTTTGTATGCGTGTTTGTAGTCACGCTTGCCGTTGGTTTGTGTCATGTCTTTCTCCTAGTGCTTGGGGTTGAACTCACAGCCCGTCACCTGACACCACTTGCACAGCGGTGTCTGTGTTGGGTTCCATACTCCGTTTGCGAGCGATGCCTCCAGTCGGGCAATCCGCTCGCGGTACTTCCACCACGCAGCGTCAGCCTGATCGCGCTGCATCTGCATCTTGACCATGTCGTCCTTGACAATGAACAGCAACGCGCTGTTGACTTTGCGGATGTGTGGGAAGTGTGCGAAGGTCATGATTGACATCAGCACCAACTGGTCTCGGTCTGGGTAGCGGTTGCCCCCGGTCTTCCAGTCGCCCACCCATGCGGTCAGGTTGTCGTCGTCCACGATCAGGATGTCCGCGATGCCGCGGACCCACACAGTCGGGGCGTCCCACTTGCACACCCGCAAGTCCTTGGTCAGCGCCATCTCGTACTCAGCCAGCACCCGCCCGCTGTCAGTCTTCCGCAGCATGGCGTCCACCACCGGCTGGAATTGCGCGTACTGTGGCGGGATCGGCTTGCCGTCTTTGATGTAATGCTCGATGACCTCGTGCACCTGCACG